ACTTAGTACTTGCCGCTCGCGCTATACAGCGGGAGCTTGGCAGAGTGTGCCATACCATCCCCGTAGTACAGTCGCCGAGGAGTCCACGCCAGCTCAAGCGCCAGAAGGTGCTTGGCCTCTGCGAGACCGACCGCGAAGGCATCCATCTCCATTTCGATCAGGAGCGCTTCGACGTTGTCGGCAAACTTGTTCGGGCTGATGGAGCCCCACTCAGTCACGCAGTGCGCGTTGGCCGTTGCCACCGGCACAGTGTCCTGTGGAATCACAACATCAAGCGCCGTTGCGGGAGCCGCGATTGCGGTCACGTTGTACACGATGGGCGTGTACAGAATCTTCCAGTCAATCGTATCGGCCGTGTCGGTTGAGCCCGAAGACCAGTGCAGGCGAGCCCGCAGGCGGTACTTCGGATCAAACGTGCGCGGGAGTGCGAAGAGGTGCATGACGCTGTTGCCGGCGGCCCCCATCTTCAGACCCGTCACGCCCGAGGTTCCGATCTCGATGACGGCTGTATCGTTCGCAGCACCGGCACCGATGGACTTGATGTCGTTGGCGGTCGTGGCTTCGTAATCCAAACCAGTAAAGCACTGGAACGGGATTACAACGCCATCCGGTCGCCACACGAATTGTCGGTCGTTGTTGAACTTCATGGAATTCCTCTCCTCTCAAATATGGATTCCGAGGAATCCGTTATTCGTAGAACGCGATGCCGTGGTACGTCTTGCCGTCTTCGTTGATGTCCGAGTTGGACGGCAACGAGAACCCGAGAGTCGTCCCATCGTCAACAGGCGCAACAGCGGCCGAGACGCTCGTAGCCGCCGCAGCGATGTTGACGAAGGTCGTCTGCGAAGACGTATGCCAGATATTGACATCGTCTCCGTCAGTCGCGTTGTGGATAATCATGTACGACGGCTTGAACCCCAGATGGATGTTCTGGGCAGCAGTCGTACCCGCATACGTGAAGACCGCGAAGTTACGCGGTCGGTTGACCAAAATAGTCGCAGCAGCCATGTGCTCTCCTTATTTGAACTCGATGATGTAGGGCTGGACTTCCTCGACGTACGGAGTCGCCTGTGAGCGTTGCCCGTCTCCGCCCGGTTCCCAGTGAGGTACTTCGTACTCACGTACTTTATCGTACTTCTCTTTCAGGAACTCAAAGACGCGCTTTGACACTTCCGTCCATCGGTTGGGCTGTAAGGACCACCGTTCCTCGACAGGCTTACCTGTCGCAGTCGTCCCGTTGATACTACCGGAGAGCGCATAGCTCACTCCGCGAAGACGAACCCGGTAGGATTCTTTCGTCGCGATGGACGGCTTCTCGTCCTTGTGAGCTGAGTCCGCTGCTTTAGCCATTAGTCTACCCTTTCCACCATGGTGATTTTTTGACGGTTGCCCGCCCGCGCTTCCTCGAACCGCTCCGCCCATTCGCGTTCGGTCTCGTAATCGCGCTTGACTTCTACGTGATCGCCACGATCCTTAATGCGAAGGAGACCTCCAGAGCCCCCGTAACTACAGTGACTCCCCTGCCACCGCTCTGCCATGGCGTAGGCATCCTTCTCCTTCATGCCCTTCTGAACAGTCACTCCTTGTAGCGTCACGCGGTAGAATCGAATTCCGAGGTCCCTCGCCATTAAGTCTCCTTGTACACTGACCCCGGCCTGTTCACGAATCGTGAACAAGCCAGGATCGTGAACGCTTACAAGCTGACGAAGTGCTGGATCTCAAGCAAGAAGGCTTGATTGAGAATGGTCCGAGCGTCGTACTTCAGCCAGCCCACGGTCGCCCGTTGGTTGAGAGGGTCAGCCGTACCGGCCGATCCCAGATCCTTCTTGATGACTCCGCCGTTCCCCATCGCCATGTTGATACCGCCAGCGGCTTCCTTACCAACAATGAAGATGGAGTACAGGTCGCCGTAGCCACCCGTATTTTTCACATCGGAGTTCGCGGTCGTCACGCCCGTCGCACCGGCCAGGAAATACCCGTTCGGGGAGATGAGGTAACGCACGCCATTCTTGTCGCTTCCGCCTTCACCGACCAAAGTGGCCGAGCCGTTGGCGTAGTCAACGGGAAGCACAAAGCCCTCGATGTGACGAAGGTCAAAGTAGCTCCGCTCGTCAGCCAAGCCCCAGTAGGACGGCATGATGCTCGAAGACCCAACTCGCTGCGATGCGAAGACGGCGGGGCTGAACGGCTGCATCTTATTGATGCGGGCCGTACGGATCGCCCGGTCCAAGATCGCACGGTCAAGGATCGCGTTAACAGTGGCCGGAGACGTTCCGCTCGCATACACGATATTCGTCGCGTCCGCCCACATATCGCGATACAACTCGTCGAAGGTCTCACCGGCTTGCTGCCCAAGCAGCTCGATGTTCTCCAGCGCCTGCGGGTCCGGCTGAGTATTAAGCACCATGTCGGAGTCTTCCATGAAGTCTCCGTAGGGCTTAATCGTCATGGACACGTCAGTCTTCGTTTTCTTTTTACCGGCCGGAGGCGTACCTTCGTTCAACGGGGTCTTGGCTTTCGCCAGAGCCTCGAAGCGCCGGAAGATCATGGTTTTACCAGTCCGCTGTTTCAAGCTGTACTTGCGCACAGGAACTTGGTGAATCAGCGGGTACGTCGAACGCACAAGCAACAGCGTGTTATACACGCTTTGCGTAGCGTCAGAGCTGGTGCTGTCAGTGAATTGGGTAGTTAAGTTCTCAGCCATTTAACCGCCGCTCTTTAGCCTCTCGATGAAGTCCTCAAAGGATTGAGTTCCCGGCTCAGGCATCTGGATGCCCTTGCCCTTCGTCCCACCCTTGACGCCCGTATCGAGAGCTTTCGACGCGGCCTCCTCTACGTTGTTGATGAGTTCTTTCCGTGCTGCCACGGCATCGCGTCCCACAAGCTTCGGATTGCGAATGATCGCGAGCGCCACCGCGAGCATCTGGCCCATCGGGCCCATCTTCGCCATCAGCGCTTTATGCCGGTTGTATTCGCGTTCGCCAGCCTTGAAGGCTTCGCTCTCGTGATCCTTGAGTGCCGGGAGGGTCTTCAAGAAATCGTCTTGAATAGCCGCAAGACTTTCCTCAATGTGACCCCGTTCCTCGTCTTCTTTCTCTTTGGATCGCACCGTGACTTCGGCGCGCTTCTCTTTTGCTTCGTCCAAAAGATCCTGCGCAACCTTCGCCCGCGCAACCCTTTGCTTCGCGCTCTCTTCGGCTTCGGCATCGCCTCGCGCCTGAGCAACGTGCAACTTCGCGGTAGCATCGACAAGCTCGTCTCGCCATTCGTTCGAGACCCGCTTGAAGTCGGTATCTGACATCTTCGTCAGCTTCACGACTTGACGGTCCTTCTCCGATAGCTCCTTGGTGTCGGACTTCGCGGCGAGTTGGTTCACCTTCGCTTCGAGGGATTCGAGCTTCTCGTCCTTCTCACGGTTCGCTGCGCGAACGCGCTTCAGTTCTTTGCGAAGCGCCTTAACGGAGGACGGTTCACTCTCGTCTTTGGTGTCTTCCTCTTTGCTCGACTCTTCCTTCTCGTCGGATTCCTTTTCGGTCTCGGCTTCGTCGGGCGCAGACCCCGGATCTTTCTCTGCCGTTTCGTCTGCCGATTCCTTCGCCTTCTCTTCCTTCTTGTCTACGGCCTTGCCCGCGAGCGCAGCCGCAAATTCAGGAGAGTTGAAATCCATCTCGGGAGAACTGTCCATAATGCCATCTGACTTCGACGACGCAACTTTTACAGCCACAATACCTCCACCGCCCGATTGCCCCGGCGACAGGCGCGTACGACGACTACGCAGATACGTCCGTGGGACTAGCTGGTAAGGCCGTCCCGATTTAGTTTCACAAGCGCACGAGACAACGTACTGACGATCAACTCTTCTTGCTGCCGCGCGTGTCCCTCGTCATTACTCATGAACGCGAAATGGACGTGCAACAGCTCATGCACCAAAGTCAATTCATAGTCGGCGTCGTCTCCTTCCTTATGCGCCACAATGTCCTGAACCGAAAGGATGTCGATGTCCGCGTCCTTCGAGTCTGGGTATCGTTTACACAGACCGAGCACGTCATGGTCAGACATCTGGTGTCGGCGCTTTACGTGAACGGTGATATTCCAGTCCTGCAACCGCAGCAGCTTCTGCCACATCGGAAGCCAGGTGTATAACTGCGCGATAAGGTCTACGTCGTTGGCTGGCACGTCAGGCATGGTTTATCCTCGGGGTCAACAAGTGGGTCTACGAAGCCATGGTCGAGCGCCCAGCGATAGCCGAGCACCAGTCCACGGAGACGCCACAGCGCCACAGAGATGCCTGCGTTATGCCCATGCCTGCCGGACTTCTCAGCCGCGCATAGGGATTTCTCCATCTCCGCGAACTGGTCGGGTAGCATGTTACCTCTTGTTGCTCATCTTCGGAGACTGCGTGTGCGAGGGTAGCTCCTTGGCCGGAGTCGCCTTCGCCGAGTACGATGCCTCCTTCGACTTCGACTGGCTCGCCGTATTCACTTTGACCGATTGATCGTACGAACCTTCCTGCCGAACGAACTCAGTTGCCATTAGCATTTCTCCTTAAATTTAAATCCGAACCCTGCGGGCTTCTTGGCCTTCATGGCTTTCATTTTCTTCGGCTTGGACGGTGACATTTTGGGGAGCGCTGGGCTTTGGCTTGCCATCCTGTTCTACCTTCTTTTTCTCCAGATAGGTTTTGACCATACGTAGTCCCGCGACAGCGGGACACGCCTGTGGAAAGAACGGGCAGAGCGCGCCCCCGATAATAATGAGCGCGCCTACCCCTGTGATTACATCATCGTTCATTCGGGTTCTTTCTTCTCACCCTGCCCACCACTAGTACCGTCCATTCCCTCTCCGCTTGACGCGGCACCGCCGAAGGAGTTTGCTCCCCCTCCGGCTGCACCGCCCTTGATCGCATTCATCGCATTCCCGATTGCGCCACCACCTCCTTGCGGCGGCATGGTCGGCGGGAGCATCATGTCCCGCTTGAGACCTTCGGTGAAGCGTGTCGGAAGATCGGCCATGTCGCACAGTGCCGAGAACGTGCCGGGGCCGACAGGCCGTCCGGTACTCGTGAGCACTTGCGTCATCGACATGCCCTTCTCGAACTGCGCTTGACGCTCCGAGTCCGTGTTCGGAGTCACGTCCAGCTTCAGATCGAACTGGATGTTCGTCAGCGTTGCGAGCGTCTGATAGATCAGCGCCTCCGGCATCGGCTGGCCGGTCAGTGGGTCTGAGAAGATGGGCATGTTGTTTGCGCCCAACGGTGCGCCCATCTCGAAGACCCCGATGATGCGCTTTAACTTCTCAGGCGGACAGAACTGCTGGACACGAGAGAGCCACAGCTTCGCGAGGTCCAGATAGGCTTCCTCGTACCGCCGCAGTCTCGGCTTGAGTACCGTCGCGCCCCCGGCCTGTCTTGCCCGAATAGCACGGCCGGATACGGTCGTTGAGTTATTCGCGCCCATCATGTCGGCATTGACGCCGGATGAGACACGGATGTTTTGCTGCTGAAGGTTCAGGAGCATAAAGTGCCCCTGACTCATCTCCATCGGCTGGATACGTTCCGGCTTGATGCTCTGGTATTCCACCACCACGCCAGGACGCGAGCCGACTTCGGACAGTAGCCTCGTGTTTGCTCCGCCGCTCTTGCGGTTGAACCATCCCGAGCTGACTGAGCTGTTGAGATTCGCCAGTAGGTTACTGTACCGCTTATTGAATTCGTCCTGTGGATCGTGCAACGGCCGCACGATGCCCATGATAGACTCAGGCGTGTCAGAGAACTGCTGCCCGATGAGCACCGCGAACGGATACATCCGGTCTCTGAACGGCGAGTATCCTTCTTTCAGGATCTCGTTCCACACCATCTTATAGAAGTACGGCTTCTTCGTCTTGCGAGTAATCACCTCGAACTGCTGATAGACGCCCATGCCGACGCGCTGCGAGAGCGCGTTGAGGTGCGCATTCGCCGACTCAGGGTCCGCAAACTCCATCGGCAATCCTGAGAACATGTCCGGCGCGGTAATAGCCGTACCCTTCAGCACCACGGCTGAAGTGCGGTCACTCTGAATGGGCTCGAACTGCGCTACCGCATCGCGCCCCGCCTTCTCCGCCATCGCCGCGAGAAACGCCCGCGCCTTGTCCTGGTCAGGCATGTTGTAGACACGCCCCGAGTTGTGATCGACGACGAGCGTAATAGGCATCGCCTTCTTACACCACAGCGTGACCACGCGCACGCGCCCGTTAATAGGATCCCACATCTCCGCGAGGAGCTGGTCCGATGTGCCCAACAGATCGCCGGACGACTGCCCAAACTTGTTGGGTATGTTCATCCATTCGCCGGTCGTGGCGTAGCCCGCGTGATCTGGAAACTCGTCGAGGAAGTCGTCCTTGGAAAACCAAGACCACTTCCCCATGAACTGTCCGTTCTGCAATCCCTCGGCCGATGTGAGCGCCCAAGGGTCATAGATGAATGAGTCCGGTGGAATGCGCTCCGCCGTGATGTCTCCGAAGACGAGGTCTTCCGCGTCGTCGATCTTGTGCAGGATCTCCCACACGCCGAGTCCGCAGATGATGGAGTCGTCCGTGACTCGATCCGTCACTCGCGGCACGCGAGCAAAGTCCATGGTCGCGCGCAGTGCTGCGCTCGTGACCTCGCTCAGTCTCGCGTCTTCCATCCCGCGAGGTTTGCACGAGATGCCGAGCTTGGCGTCCCGGTGCATACCGGCAACGAGAAGAACTTGGGGCAGTACTTGGTTGATTTCGATGACGGGCCGTCCTTGCTTTTCCAGCTTGGCCCGATCCTTCGCTAGCCACTGCTTCCCGTTGCCATCGGTATACTCGTAGTCTCTCGCGAAGTGTTGCCGCGCGACCTGTGTCGTGCGCGCCCATGACGCGATGAACCCCTGCGCGGTAACGAGGTCGTCGTCAGCCGGAGAGACCGCTTCGACGCGACTCTTCCGTGTTTTCTTATAGGCCATTTAGATCCCCATGTGCGAATACTCGGACCCGAAATGCTCGTCCCACTTGTCCAACTCCTCTTCGATGTCTCTGCGCGCGACCTCTTCAGTCGGAGGAGCCGCGTCAGGACGAGTCGTCACGAATCCGTTGAGGCCGTCCATGTGGTCATCGTGGCCGTCGGCCGGTTCTTCTGTGTGGGTGTTGGCCGCGTTCTTGACCTTCTTCCACTTATACGTTTCGATCTCCTCGATGAACCCCGGACAGCGAGTGGCCGCGAAAAAGTGTGGCGCGCCTTTCTTGCCTGTGAACGGGTTCACGTGGTCTTCGTCGATAATGAGCATTTCGCTAATCCGGTTATAACCGGCGTCCCAGTCCTTTTGGTTGGGCAAGACAGCGATGTCATTATCGTAGTACTCATCGGCAACGGAGTACAGCTCGTCTTCTCGTGGCGTTCCCTTCTGACCCATGAGGGTCTTCGACATCGCTTGCGAGTCGATGTAGGTGGCACGAGGACCGCCCGCCCAACCGAGGTTGGTACGGTGGGCCTTGATTGCGGCAGCATGTCGAGAGACAACGGAGTTAGCCTGGTAGTGTTCGTCTACCAGATAGATGTTCTGTTTCTTACAGCCACACTGACAGTCTTCGACGTACAGGAATCCCACCGCTGTCGTCGTCGTCAAGCCGTGGTCTAGGTACTCGTACGGAGCCATGCCGTCATGGAGGAACTCTTCCCCGTCGTGACGCTTTTGGCCGAAACGGAATGTGTGCAGATCCCGTCTCCAGTCTGGGTACACCATGCCTTCGGCTTCGACCCACATGCCGAGGATGTACCGTTGCTTCATCGCTTCGTTATTGCCGTACAGATGTTCGAGCTTGCTGACGTACGCCCGGTCCACGAAGCCCGCTTCGAGACCGTCGTACAGCGTTCCGTGAAACCCCTTGTAGTCTGGGTCGCCGTTCCCCCCGCTGATACCGTTCGCTGACGGCAGACCAGGGAAGTACTTATAGATCCAGTGTGACGGACCTTCGGGGTTCGCCGCGCCGAATCCATACCGCTTATAAATCACCATGTCCCACGGTGGCAGCTCTTTCCCCGGCAACGTCTTGACAGAGAAAGGCGGGAGGGACGCGCTGCAAAGACGGCAACGTGAATCACCGTGCAGGGCATAGTGCCTCGTACCCACCGTGGCAAACGGGCACTCGCCTTCTACGAAGTATTGGCGGAGCCCGTCTAGCAGGATTGGTGTCCGCCGTCTAATACGGCCGACGAGATAGTCGAACACAGACTGCGGGACTTCTTCCATCTGATCGATAGCGAAGAAGCCCAGCGGCATGTTTTTGAGGTCGTTAAGATCCTTGAAGTCACCGTATATCAGCTTGCTGCCGCCGACCTCGGCCTTGAGCTGAATGAACCCCTTCGCCTCGTTGTGGCGTTTGATCCAACTCTTCGGCAGCATGTCGTCGAGCGATTGAATCGTCGATGCCCGAAGGGCCTTACCGTCCAACCGCCCCAGATACCCGAGGTTGTTTGGAATCGCCGTCATGAGGAGGATTGTCTTCGCGCACAGTCCCGTCGTTTTGCCGAGACCGAATCCGCCCGAGATGACCGTGAACGGTTCCTCTGCCGTAATGAAATCTCGTTGGAGCTTCGCGCGCTCCCAGTCCCACGCGTCGTCCTCACCGCTTTCGAGTAACTCCGCCCTCAGACTTGGATCGCCCATAGCTTCCTTTCAAAGTGTGGGCCCCTTGACGCGGAGCCAGTCGGCGTGATCTGGAATCGTTGCGGGAGTTCACAGCGGACTCCCCTGAGTGCTACTTGACTTCCGCTTTCGGAGCCAGGTCGTGGTACTCGACTTTCACGCAGACTTCTTTGTCGGGGTACGCTTTCGACGGCTGGCAGTACTCGTGGGGTTCGGATGTGATGAGCGATTTGACTTGCTCGCATCCGGCCATCCCGCTCCCAAAGGCGGCAAGGATGAGACCGGCGATAACTGCGAAGCGTCTGGACTTGGACATGGAACCTCCTGCGGTTGTGTCTCGATCATCAGCGGCGGTACCGGCTGGACCTCGACGGTGATAGTTGGGGTCTTCGGCTTCACGATGGATTCGACACTTCGCCCCAGCGTGCCGAACAGCTTCAGGACTTCCTTCGAGTCGAGGGCGTCCTTGACGGGATACGCCTTGTCGTGTGCCGTGGCGGCTGACGAGATGAGGTCTTTCAACCGATCCCCCTCACGAGCGCCACACGTCTTCGCGAAGTCAGAGGCCCGTAGGGCCGTTACGTACGCGGTCTCTTTCCACAGATCCGTGACTGCGGTGCGTTGACTTTCTGGGGCGAGCGTCCGAAAGTCTTCTGCGGCCTTCTTGACCTTCGCTCGATTCTGTCGCGCTTGTTCAATGGCCGACTTGAGCGCGCGTTTCTGCGCCTCCTCAAAGTCCTTTGACTTTCTATCGCCGCCGTGTTTCACGTTCGCCTCTTCTCTCGGCTCACACGAATCAAGTTTTCGCCCTTCCCAAATAAAAAACTACGTAGTCCTCATTGACTATGGGGGGTACTCAATATTCTGAGGTCCCTCGTTCTACGGTTCACCTGCCCTGCCATCGCCAACGTAGGCCATCGCCCTCAAGGGTGGGTGGCATTCTCACGTGGTCTCACGCACGCACGTAGACCGTCTCGCATGTTCGAATGCGTATCGCCCATGGACAACGCACTCAAGCTCTATCATGAGACTTAGGGGCCTTACGTAGTAACACTATCTCATGTAATGGCCCATTGTCTACGCAATCAAGTTCGATGTAATCGCCCTCTTGATTGATCGGAGCGAAGCGACGTAGCACCATGGATCTATGTTCACCCATAATCGCACGTGCATGCCTCATCATCTGCTAGCAGGCATGCGCATATTATTATGTTCTTTCTGTTTACTACGCTTCCTTACGGAAGCTAGTTAGAATGAAGAGTCAGACTTGTTTTCTAGTTGTATCTAGTACTCATATCCCTCTATAATATTAAACCGGCCAACTAAGCAAAAATTACAACATGTCTATGTTGGCGAATTCTTTAGGCGTTTTCTATGGCGGAAATCTAACACTCTCCTCTTTTTGCCCCAATTTATTTTGTAAAATAGAACTTGACAATCTATTTCACACATATTATGTTCTATCCATGTTTCGATATTCCCCCCATAGTCTCACACTCTCC